TCGATATGCTTTTCGATGCTTTCCATGTGTTAGTACCTCCTTTGAGTATTTAGTTACCACGATTGGATTCTATGTCTCCATAAGAATCGCGCATCAAGCGTAGTGTAGTAGTATATTTGCCATTTGTCCCCTTAGTTGAGTCATATGTGTGGGTTACCTCACCAATTAAGTACATTCCGCTACTTTCTTGATCGTATGGCTGATTGTCAATATCCTTGTTTGGTCTTTTGTTTACTAGTTTCAAATCAATTCTATCACCAGCACAAATTTCAGAGTTTCCAGCGATTACAACTGTTGCTAACTGGTTCTTAAGTAACTCATATCGCATTGCAGACTGTGCTGCAAAATGCTTGTGGAAGTCACAAAATGGACTTGGACTGGATGCTCCATCTTTTTCTTCATATGATGCTGGACTTGCTTCATTGTACCACGACTCGTGGTCCAAAACGGATGTAATAATTTTAGTGGGATAATCTGAGATTTTATTGTCACCAGCAGGGATAATAGATGGAGTGTTCTGTGATCCCAAATGCTTCATAGACTTATAAGTTTCGTCCAAACTATAATGATATTCATGATATTGTCCTGTAGAATGATTGAAGAACACCATCAAAGAAGAATATTTTCCTTTTCTCATCGATGCTAGAACATCCACTTCTGATTTGAATGTTACCTGCAATATGTTTGCACGAACATCATTACCAGAGTCATCATTTGCAGGTCTCTCGATGTAAGGTCCATGCTCTTCTGATTGCAAATTCTTACTATCTCCAGATAACAAAGTATCTACAGAGAAAAAGTTATATCCTCTCTTGTTCTCCCAAAAGAAATATCCAGCAGTTCCAGTTACAGATTCTGAAGAATTTTTAGAATTAGCATTATTTGACTTTGGAGCAGATGCTGTCTTCGGAACACTCTTCATTGCTAACTTCGCAATAATATCAAATGGTCTGAGATTTGGAGAAATATACTTTACTTCAAACTTGCATGGTTCTGAATAAAGTGTCTTTGAACTTCCCAATCCTTTTATGAGTTCAGAAGTAATTTTATCTGGACCACCTTTTAATGCTCTACTAACCCTATTGTATTCATTGTTGAGTGCTTCAACAGAAATCAATCCGAGAGTATATGCTTGTGTATTGCTCTGAGCGATTCTATTGTAGATTTTCCAAACTATAAGTTGATACTCTTCTGTTCCGACAGTAGTTTCTACTTCAACAATAACAGTTTCACCACCTTGAATAGGCAAATCATTTAACAAACCAGCACTATCAACAACATTCATTGTTGCTGCAATAAAAGGACTAGTTACACTTTCAATATACTGAAAAGTACCGACCATCTGCTTGATATCATATCCCTCTCTAGCATCTGTACCTAGAGGTGCGATGATAACGCTCTTTAATGAAAAGTCTGTAGATTGGTTTAATTCTGCCATTATGATGTTGCCAGTCTAAGTTGTTGGAATAGTGCTGTTCCTGTGCTCTCCATGCCACTAGCAGCAAATGCAGAGTTGGGGAATCCAACTTGAGTTCCACCACCACCTGCTTGCGTGTAATAGTTGTTGATAACAGTTGGAGCTCCACCTGCAGGTGCCATCTGACCCATAGAAATTTGAGCGGATGTTGCCATCATTGGGACACCATTATTTGCATTTGCTGGTGCTGCTGGAACTGGACCAGGAGGACTTGCAATAGGACCAGCAGCTGCAGCGAGAGCAGGCATACCTGCTGCTTGAAGCATTTGTTGTGCTGTTGTCTGTCCCCCTGCAGGTTGTCCTGGAGTTCCTCCATTTGTATTATTTACTGATGTAGATCCTGGCATTCTGTATAGAGCACCTTGTCCTCCATAGTATGAATTATATCCTTGTGCTGTTGCTTCCCATGACATCTTCGCTTTGCCAGATGAATTGGAAAGAATCATCTTATTAGATGTAGCAACACCAATATGTGCCTGTGGTGGAGATTGCTGATCCTTCATGACAAATATATCGCCAGGTTGCATTTGATTATATGGAACCTGCTGCCATCCTGCTTGCTGCATCTTTGCTTCAGCATCAGGAACATACAATGATGATCCCCATGGAGGTGTAATACCTGCTCTCTTGAATACTTTGTTTACAGCATAAACACAACCATTTCTACCACCATCAGGACCATCTGCGGTACTCATTCCTTTTAATTGTTGTGCTGCAGCAGCAAGATTAGATGCACTACCGCCACTTCTGAATGGTGTTCCAGATGCCTGCAATTGATCCAACTGACCCAGCACAGAGGAGAAACTTGTTAAAGACTTATTAGTTCCAACTCCATCATAGTATCCTTTACCCGATGCATCTTGAGGGAGTGCAGCCCACTCCATTGAAAGATTCTTAGCAAATTGCTCTTTCGTGATCTTCCCTGACTGGAAATCTTCAATTCCTCTTCTCTTGAGGAGTAACTCAAAGATTTTATCCTGTCCTGCCTGATCGAACTTGAATTTTGATGTATCAATGCCAGCATTCTTGAGAACTTCTTTAGCAGTTCTCATTTGGATCTGATAGCGACCCATTGCAAACTGACCGCCTTTTTCTTTCTCTAGTTCATCAATTGTTTTTCCTAGAACAGACGCATCTTGCTTTCCACCAACCATCTTGGTGTAGTCATTCCCAGATTCTAATCCGCCAATAAAACTAGCAAGTCCTGCGGTATTCATAGCACCACCACCGCCTGGTCCCATCAGTCCACCACCTTGATTGTTGCCAATACCAAATAGACCATTAGCAAAGTTGCCAATACCATCGATAATACCACCTGCCAGTTTACCAAAGAGTGGTCCCAATAGAACTTTGAAGACATTACCGAAGAGTTTAAATCCACCCTTGGTTTGGAAATATTCTTTTAGTCCCAATGCCTGAAGATCAGCAAATTCCTGCTTTGCTCTCTTCTGTGCCTCCATAAGACCTTCACCAAACATCTGGAATGTCTTCTTACCCCTAGAACCCTCTAGTGGGAAAACACCTTCCTGACCTGCTTCACCAACTAGACCCTGAGTTGGTTGCGTGACAATACCACCACGGGCAAATGGTGTCATGCCAGCATCTCTTGCCATCAGACCAGCATCGATACCAGCAGATACAGCAGTTCCAACGCCTGGGATCGTACCAGCAAGACCTGATAGCAGTTCGCCACCAGCACCAAGCCAGTCGCCCTTCATCGCTCTCTCAGCAGCGAATGCAGCGCCTGCAATAGCACCTACGCCTGGGATCTTCTTCAGACCCATCTTGCCTAGACCCTTGGCAACACCCTTTGCTGCTGCCTTACCGCCAAGCATAGCAGCACCCCTAGTGAGTGCTCTGCCACCACCACGGCGGAGTACACCGCCTGGCATCATTCCTTTCTGTCTTACAAAATCAGGAATTGGCAATCCGCCACGACCACGGGGTTTTCCTGCAGGTGATCTTCTGCCGCGGCCAGTTGGCATATCAAACCCACCGCCACCAATTCCACATCCACATCCATCATCTTTGAATGGATTAGGACCACGAATAATTTCTTTTAATTTACTACCAGTTTCTTTCTTTGCTTCCTGTTGCTTTTTCTTTGCAAAGTTCTCTGGTGACATGAAACCAGAGTAATCGCCACCTTGCTCTAATGCACTTTCTTCTGCTCTTGCTGCAGCACGAGACGCCATTGTCTCCTGTGCTGTTATCTGTTTTTGTACTAAACTGCTATCATTCTTTGTTTGCTCTTTGGTAGCATCCACCAAAGAAACAATCATCTGAGTGTTTCTATTGACAGCAGCGACAATATCAGCGCCACTATCTGGAACGATTGGTGGAGCACCACCACTATCTACATTTCTCGATACTTTTCCTTTCTGGAAAGCAGCAATTCTATCTTCTCTACTTAGATATTCACCAGTAGCAGCATCAATACCTTGGCTTACTGCTTTAGAAAAGAAAGTATCTGCACTTAATGGTTTTGCTGCTGCACTACCAAAATCAGTAAAAGTGCCACCTTTTCTAGGTCCACGAGCACTAGCACTTGGAGCAGCAGTACCAGGAAGTCTAGGACCACCAGGAGGTAATCTCTTTCCTGTCTTTACATCAATATCAGTAGGATTCTTTCCTACAATACCACCCTCGCGAGTTGCGAGTCCACCAGCAGATTTCAACAAACCTTTAGGTGCTGTTCCGCCCAGCATTTTTGTTGCTGCTGGAGGAAGTGCTTTTTGATCTCTACCTGTTAATTTTGCGGTATCCTTCTCAATTACACGAATAGGAACTTCTAAGATTTTGAATCTTTTTGCTACTTGTTTTAGAAGTTCATTTCCCAGCTTTCCAAGCTCATCATAGAGTTTGTCCTGAAGAGGACTCCTCTGTCTCTGTACTGCTTGTGGTGTGAGAAAACCGTGTGCCATTACCGCCTTGCTGCTTGTTCTTGTGCTTGTTGTGCTGTTTTAACCTGTTCTAGGTATTGCATGAGGAGACTAGTATAAACCTGCCTCTCCCAAGGCATCATATTCTCAAGTTCACTCAAATTATATTTATGATGCTGCATCAAAGCGAAGTTAGTCTTATAGTACCCTTCCAGAGTAGTATGGAAGAGTGCTATCCGAAAAAATTGGCAAGTCCCTGAATAGTGAATGAATTTTCAACACCAGTATTTGGATTTGTCAGTTTAACTTCATGTTTTAGAACAGGAGCATCGGTAAAGAACTCTTGGATCTTTTCAAATTGCTGATTTGTCAATCCTTCTAGAAATTCTCCAAATTCCTTCTTTGTAGTTGTAGAACTGTCATATACTTCTTCTGCGTCAAAAATTTGATCGACGCAACCTGCCATAATATCGGTAACTTCGCTAGTATCAATTTCTTTGCCAATAATTGAAATTTTGACAAATTCTTCAAATGAAGGATATTTCATAATTACGCCAAGATCATCAGTTAGCATAATTTTTGGATCATGCCCTTCTGGTTTCGAAACCTTGACTTCTGTCAAATTGAGATTATAGCGAACTTGCGTTTCACCGTCATCTTCGCATGTTAGCAGCATTTCGACAACTTCGCCAACTGACACAGCACGAATATTGAGGAAAATATACTCTAAATCAAAATTTGCCAAATCTTCCAATTTGACACGAGATTGAATGCAATTCTTCAGTAATGTTTTGGTTGCATCCTCAATCTGTTTTTCATCTCCAGATTCGAGTGCCAACAAAAGCAATTTTTCTTCTCTTACGACAAATGGGCGATATTTAATAGTTTTGCCATTTGAAGGAATTTCCAACTCATAAGTTGGAAGCGATACCTGTGGTAATGCCATTATGTTTAGACCAGATCATATGTATATTTAGCGCGACTTTTAGACTCAAAAATTAGCGGAAAAAATTTTCCCACTTTCATGGAATCGAAAAGTCAATTTTCCTCTTCTTTCTTCACCGCTCCAAGAGATCTAATGTCATTCTTGACAGTGTAGTGTCTCATGTAAGAGAACTGTACTGTCACCTGTGTAAGTTGACTAGAACCAAACTGTAGTGGCACAGCATCAATAGCATATGGATACGCTTGTTCCAAGATATATGTGATCGGAACTCTCTCTGTAGGAGAATTACCACCACTCTCTGCTTTCATGATTGCTACAGTGCAAGTATAGTCGTCTCTATACCTTAATCTAATATTTCTACCTTCTGCACGAGAGTTATCATATGCTGCTGAGATCATACTCTCTTGAGATAAACCAGATTTATTATCTCCAGTTTCTGCAAAGATATAGTCAACCCAGTCTTGCATGTATTTCAATGATGTCATATTAGCATCACATAAGAATCCTAACTGCAATTCAGTGAATACTCTAGTATGGGGATAGTTTACTGATCCACTACCAACATAGATGCCATTCATCTGACCCTGTGCTGTGTTGGTATTTGGTAACTGCGCTTCGTTGCAGAACATCTCAAAATAATCACTTGTTCCTGAGACAGTTCCATTTTTGTCAGTGAATCCACCAGGAATTTCAGTTAACTCTGGAGGTGGATTAAGAAATTTGACAATGAAATTATTACTGAACGACATACCGCCGTTCGCTGCCATAGTTGATAACAGGCGATCTATAGACACGCTAAATACCTATGTTGGTCCTTCTATATTTATGGCGTACTCTGGATTTTACAAACCTGTAAATCCTAAGAAGTATCGTGGCAATCCAACTCGCATCATTTATAGATCACTTTGGGAACGAAAGTTCATGGTGTTCTGTGATAATAATCCCTCGATAATAGAGTGGGGGAGCGAAGAGGTTATTATACCTTACCGTGCTCCCGATGGTAGAGTGAGACGATACTTTCCAGACTTTTACATCAAAGTAAAAGAGAAAACAGGCAAGTTAACCAAATATATTATCGAGATTAAACCCAAGAAACAAACAACACCCCCGAATGAGAAAAACAAAAAGACTGCTGCCTATCGTAATGCTGCACTGACATACGCTAAGAACTACGCAAAGTGGTCCGCGGCTCGTGAGTATTGTGAAGACAGGCAGATGAACTTCTTAATACTTACCGAAGATCACCTAGGAGTATAACAATGGCAACTGGTTTTGCGTCTATCCAGCGCAACACGGTCAACAAAGACCCTGGATATAAAACACTATTCGAGAGAGTAACTGCAGAAACAAAGGGAGAAAAGAAATCTTTAGCATGGTATCGTGCTGCTGTAAAGGCAGAAGCGAGTGCATACAAAAAGAACTTCAAGAAATATATTCTTGATGAGAAAGCAGATGGCAATGGCGTTGCAAAAGAACAAGACAGAAATGAACTGCGAAAGTATACAGTAACAGGTCATCTGTATATGTTTGAATACAAGGCAAAGATGAGATGGTTGCCTTACTATGATAGATTTCCTCTAGTATACGTACTTAAATCAAATAGAGGTGAATTTTGGGGAGCAAATCTACACTATCTTTCACCAAAGAAAAGATTGATTGCTACCAGGAAACTTATGCAAGGTAGAATTGACATTCCAAAGAAGTGTCTCCATAAATATCTACACAACCATGTAGATGGATTATATCTTGATCTTGCTGCGTCTGAATGGGATACTGCCATTCTCCTACCAACAGCAGACTTTGTGAAAGACCTTAACGGAATGGTATTTCCAATCGATCAACAGATTGTATGGGAAGAAACCGATGAGTCATTCTACGATAAAGTCAGAGGACAAAGAACTGTTAAGGGTTATGGCAACAAAAAATCGCAGGAGATGTCTAAGTAATGCCTAAAGATGGGGAAGTAAGAAAGAGAAAACGCGGTA